GAAGGGCTTGGCGGGTTGTCCGTGCTTGCCATATTCGATGATGCTGGCGAGCATGGCGTTGCTTTTCCCGTCAGCGCGATCCTCCGCAAAACCGACCTTGATGTTGTGGTTGCCGTCCCGATCTAGATTCGCCGTGGATAGGCCGAGCGCCCGTTCCAAATCGCCGGAGGAGCGGGAGGGGTACTTCGTCCCGTTGCCGACCGCGTTTGCCAGATTTCCACGCGCCTTTTCAAGCACGATTGCGCCGCCTGCTTCGAGTGCTGCCTCCGCGATTGAGTCCTCGCGCTCGCCCAGCTTCTTGATCTTCTCCAGAAAATCCTCCGGCATTTTGATGTCCACTTTAGCCAACGGACGGCACCACCTTTTTTGCCAGCACTTCAACGTACATGCCGCGTCCCTTCACATCCTCCACGGAGGTGATGTCGAAGCGGTCGCCATCGCAGATGATGAAATGACTGGTTGTGATCGTCACGCCGGGGATCGTGCGAAAACGGAAAAGGTCGGTTGCTTCGGAGAAGGCGGCGAGGTTTGCCCAGCGCTCCGAGCCGTGCCGACCTTCACGGTAGCAACGGACGGATGCCACAGTCACTTCCGTGGTTGTGGCAAATCCCTCGCTATCCTTTACCTTCTCCACGGCCTTGATATCCGCAAAACCGTTCATTTTCCCGTAGCTCATACTTTCCACTCCCGATCCAGACGCAGCAGCGTGTTGATTGCCGTCCATGCCTGCTGCGCCGCCTGCGTGTTATCCGCAAAGAAACCTGCCGTCGAGCCGTCCCTGCTTTCGTAGAAGTGGGAGGCCAGCATAATGACGGCCTGCTCCGTAGTCGCGGACATATCATGCTCGGCGTAGTAGCCAGCGGGTATGTGCTGGTATCCCTCGGCGTAAGAAATAGCGGCGGCAATGTAGCTCGTAAGGAGCGCATCGTCCGCCGCGTGTTCCACGATCAGGTTCTGCTTTACTTTTGTCAGTAATCCCGTGTCTGCCATTGCCGCCACCTCCTTTACTCGGAATCGGCCTCCATGAAACCGGCTGCCTTCAGTTTGGTGAGCAGGGCGTTCAGGTCATCAACCAGTTCTGCGACGGTCTCCGCTTCACTGTCTGCCTGATTCTCTGCTGGGGTAATCCCATCGGCGGAAAGGACGCCATCGCTGTCGATAGACAGGCCGTCGCCGACTTTGATGCCGCCGAGGGTATCCGCAGATGCCTTGTTCAGAGGATTGGCGGAGAGGCCTTCGACCTCTACGCCTTCCTCGAATACGACCTTGCCACCGAAGTGGGTGACATTGCCGCCCTGTTCGGTGTAGTTCTTTGCGTTATAGCTCATGTCCGTTCCTCCTTAGGACGCCTTCATCTGCAGCACCTTGATTGCCTCTGCCAGAATCAGCTTGCCATCGACACGCTGGGTGGCGACGAAACCGGTCTGATCGGTGGTGGCATACAGTTCGCTGAGCTTCTTGAAGACACGTCCCTGACGATCGGCGATCCAGTAATATCCGAAATCACCGAAGGCGATGACCTTGGCACCAGCGGAGATGCTGGGAACAGCGGTGGACGTATAGACCGGCCTGCCGAGGAGCATATCCGGGGTGCCGGAGGTCAGGGCAGGCTGCCACAGGTAGTTGCCGTTGCCGTCCTTCAGCTTGCGCACGGCCTTGACGGTCGCATCGTTGAGCACCCACACCGCACGCTTGCGGTAGGGAGCACCGAGGGAATAAAACAGGTCGATGATCTCATCCGCCGTAATCGCGCTGGTGCTCGCAGCGGTCACGCCGACCTGCGCACCGCCGGTGGAGTGGAAGATGCCGGTGGGCTTGCCGTCACCATCACCGTTGAAGAAGGCATCTTCTTCCTTGGTGCCGATGCGGCGGGCGAACTCCTTAGAGATGTACTGTTCGAGGTTGAACACGGAATCGTGCAGCAGTTCGTTGGACACCTTGATGAGGGTACCCAGCTTGTATGCGCCGATAGAAACCTGACCGAAGGAATCGTCGCTTTCGGTGATGGAGCCTTCCTCATCCACCCAAGAGGCGCTGCCCTTGGAGGCGACAACGGGGATCTTTCTGTCGCCGGAGGAAGTATTGATGATGTGCGCCAGCTTGCGGAAGATGTTCTCTTCCTCGAGGGACTCCACGAGGGTATGCTCGAATTCGTCCGGCACGAGGTAGCCGCCCTCAGAGTCGGTGCCTTCCTGCAGAGCATTCAGGACGTCGGGCATGGGTGCCTTCTGGCGCATAGCGTTCCAGAAGCTCTTCTTGTACGCCTTGGACTTGACGCCGGTCTGCTCATCCTCGGCACCTGAGGCCTTCATGGGCTTGCCGGTGATGGGAGTGGAAGTGGGCTTGGCGAGTTCCTGCTCCATCGCATCCATCGCCTGCATGCGCTCGATTTCGGCAGACAGGTTCTTGACCTTCTGCTCCATCTCGGCATAGGTCTTTGCATCCTCTTCGGACAGGATGCCGTCCTTATCGCGCTTGGTATCGACGAAAGCCTTCGCGGCCTCCCAAGCCTTGTTGCGATTTTCAATGAGTTCCAGAATAGTCATAAAAAATTACCTCCAGTTTTTGATGAGATTGAGGCGCTCAAGGCAGTCATCTGCCTTCACGCCGGTGTTGACTTCGGATTTCTGCTCGATCCTGCACTTGGTTGCGATCTTGTCCATGAGGGAGTTGACCACGTTTGCCTTGGAATAGAGCATGGAAACGGCAGGTGCTTCCATGTTCTCTGTGCCACTACGCTTCATGACATCATCGGCAAAGCCGAGCTCTACGGCCTTGTTTGCGTCCATCCACGTTTCGGCATCCATGAGATGCGCCAGCTTTGTCCGGCTTATGCCGGTGCGCAGTTCGTAGGCGTTGATGATGGATTCCTTGACGCTGTCCAGCATCTCGATTGCCTTCTGCATCTCGGTGTGGTCGCCGAACGCGACCGTTGCGGGGTTGTGGATCATCATCATGGAAACGGGCGACATGAGCACTTTCGTACCGGCCATAGCAATGACGGAGGCAGCCGAGGCCGCGATGCCGTCGATCTTGACCGTCACGTCGTGGGGATAGTCCATCAGCATGTTGTAGATCTGCGCCGCTGCGACACAGTCGCCTCCGGGGCTGTTGATCCACACGGTGATATTGCCGCTACCGCTCATGAGTTCGTCTTTGAACAGCTGGGGCGTGACGTCATCGTCAAACCAGCTTTCTTCGGCGATCGTCCCGTTCAGGAACAGAGTCCTCTCCAGCGGAGCGCCCTCCGTTTCCGTCTGATTCTTCCACTTCCAGAACTTCTTCGGATTGTTCATCGTCGGTGTTTTCCTCCTTTCCGTCATCGATGGGTGTATCTGCAAAAGCGCCCGCGTTGCCGAGCGGGAGCATATTGCCGTTGATGAGATACAGGTCGCCGCCGTCTTCTGCAGGTATGCGATCCATGTTTTCCAGTTCACGGATGTCATTTGCCGACATCCAGCCGTTCTGCCGTGCCGTTGCATAACCGCTCATGCGGCTGGCGTAGTCACCGCGCAGCAAACCCTCCACGTTGAACTTCACGAAATACCGTTTCTTTTCCTCGGGAGTGAGAAGCATGCGCATGATCGACTGCTCCCATCGCACCACCCACGGATCCAGCGTGTATTTCACAAATTCCAGCGACTGCTGCTCAATATTTGAAAAGCTCGACTTTTCCAGATCGCCGACCATGTGAGGTGGGACACGGAAAATTCGAGCTATCTCATTGATTTGAAATTTGCGGGTTTCGAGGAACTGCGCCTGCTCAGGGCTGATCCCGATCGGCGTGTACTTCATGCCTTCTTCGAGAACGGCAATCTTGTTTGCGTTTCCGCTGCCGCCGAAGGTCGACTGCCAGCTTTCACGCACTCGCTGCGGATCCTTGATCGTGCCGGGATGCTCCAGCACACCTCCGGGTGCCGCGCCGTTTGCAAAGAATTTTGCTCCGTATTCCTCGCAGGCGATTGCCATGCCGATGGCGTTTTTCGCCATTGCGATGGGGCTGTACCCGACGAGACCGTCGAAACCAAGGCCGGGGATATGCAGAACATCATGTGCCTGCAGCACCACCGTGCTGTTCGGCATGGTCGGTGCTTCCTCGGAGGATCGATTGTAGGTATAGTACAGACGCCCATCTTCGGGGTTCCTGTCCACGCTCATCTTGTTCGGCATGAGCGGGTACAGCGCGATGACTTCACCTTTGCCGTTTCGGATGACCTGCGCATAGGCGTTTCCGTACAGCAGCAGATGTGTCATGAGCGTTTCGCGGAAGACGAAACTGCTCATCTCAGGGTTCGGCTCATCGTGCAGGATTCGGTACAGCGGGTGGTCGATGGCCTTTTCTTTGCCACCTTCGCCGTTGTAGCGATACAGGTGCAAAGGCAGTCCAGCGATCGCCTCAGCGAGAATGCGGACGCAGCTGTATACTGCCGTCATCTGCATGGCCGACCGCTCCGTGACGAGCTTGCCTGCACTGGTGCCGCCGAAGAAGAACGTGTAGCCGCTGCCAGCAGTTCTGTTTTCGGGCTTGTCCCGCGATCGGAACAATCCATCAAAGAGTCCCATATGAAATCCTCCTTAAATGAAAAGCAGCCCGCGACTGTCGTAGACCGACGCGCTGCTGCCCTGATGTCGTATCGCACGATCCAGTGCCATGATGGTGGCGACTGCGCCGTCGATACGCTCTGTTGACTTTTCTTTGTCCGGCTTGATGTTGCCTGCCGGATCCGTCCGCACGAAGATGTTATCCATCATCCAGCGGAGCGGGGCGTTGCCGCCGTGGGCGATCCGTCCCTCTAACACCAGCTTCATGAGTTCCTTGCTGGGCGGGGACATATCTTTGAAGCCCTGACCGAAGGGCACGATGGTAAATCCTGCGCCTTCGAGGTTTTGGCTCATCTGCACCGCGCCCCACCGGTCGTAGGCGATCTCCTTGATGTTGTACTTCGTACCGAGCTGCTCAATGAAATCCTCAATGAAGCCGTAGTGAATGACGTTTCCCTCAGTGGTCATGATGCTGCCTTGCTTTTGCCACACGTCATAGGGCACGTGATCGCGGCGGACGCGCTGCTCCAGTGTATCCTCCGGCACCCAGAAGAACGGCAGCACTGTGAAGATGCCTTCCTCATCGTCAGGAGGGAAGACCAGTACGAACGCGGTAATGTCTGTGCTGCTGGAAAGGTCGAGACCTGCGTAGCATTCGCGTCCGACGAGCGCCTCGGGATCCACGACAGTATCGCACTGATCCCATTTATCCATTGGCATCCAGCGTACCGACTGCTTCACCCATTGATTGAGGCGGAGCTGCCGGAACAGGTTTTCTTCGGCAGGGTTTTCTTTGGCGCTGTTATACGCTGCCCGCAGCTTGTCAATGTCCACCGTAATGTCCAGCGACGGGTTGGCGAGGTACCAGTTCTTTTCGTCCGACCAATCGGCACTATCGTCCAGACCGTAGATGACGGGATAGAATGTATCGTCATGCTTGCGGCCTGCGAGAATGTCTTCGGCCTTTTGATGCACCTCCCAGCAGATGCTGTTTCGGTCGGTGCCTGCCGTGGTGATTAAAAAGAAAAGGGGCTGCTTTCGAGCGTCGCCGGAGCCGTGAGTCATAACGTCGTATAGTCGGCGATCCGGCTGGGCGTGAAGTTCATCGAACACCACGCCGTGGACGTTCAGTCCGTGCTTCGTATAGCTTTCCGCTGACAGCACCTGATAGAAACTGTTCAGCGGCTGGTACACCAAACGCTTCTGGGACAGCACCGGCTTGATCCTCTTTTTGAGTGCGGGGCACTGTTCCACCATCTGGCAGGCAACGTCGAAGACAATAGACGCCTGCTGCCGGTCTGCTGCGCAGCCGTAAACCTCCGCGCCCCATTCACCGTCGCCAGCCAATAAATAAAGAGCGACCGCCGCAGCGAGTTCGCTCTTTCCTTGTTTTTTCGGTATTTCGATATACGCCGTGTTGTATTGTCGGTACCCGTTTTCCTTCACGGTGCCGAACACATCTCGAATGATGGTTTCCTGCCACGGCAGCAGGTTGAACGGCTGGCCGTGCCATTCGCCCTTCGTATGTTTCAGAGCATTGATGAAGGCCACCGCTCGATCCGCGAGGGAAGGATTCGTGATCAGCTTCTTCTCGGGCACGATGATTTTGCTATCTGCCACGTTTGCCCTCCTTCAAAGCAAAAACGACAACGCCCGCAGGCGCTGCCGTCCGTGTTATTCTCTTGCGATGTCCACGAGCTCCACTTCCTCTCCGATGATGGCCAGCGCCTCTTCGTAGCTGCCGCTCTCGAAGATGCGGTCGCGCAGGTTGTTGAAGTCCGTGTATCGGCGCTGCTGGCGCATGATCTGCTGCAGCTGCCCGATCAGGTAGTAGATGTTTCCGGTTTCGCCCCGGCTGTCGTAGATGATGGTCGGTCTCTCCATGCTGCGCCTCCTTAGTATTCGTTTGCGAAGAGCACGGTCGTGATCTGCTCTGTTGCCGTTGCATCTTCGGTGATGATGTACACCCGACCGCGGGCGGAGGGGTATGCTGCGAGGATGCGACCGCCGCAGGTTTTTGCCCGCCGATTCAGTTCCTTGTCATTTTCGCACAGGTCACCCCAATCGTCCACCGTGAAGCGGTGGATGTAGTCGGCAATCTCCATACTGAAGCTGATGCTTTCGTCCATGGCTGCGCTGATCCCGCAGGTCATGTAGAAGCTGATTTTCTT